AGGTTGTGGACCTATAGCTTCTTTAATAAATGATATAAACGTTATCTTTTTCATAAAAATCCTATCGTTGTGCGCTATTGCGTTTTAAAAATAAATCAACAAACTTTAAAAATTCGCTATTTTTGAGATAACCATCTTTGTTGGCATCTGGTTTTAGTTGTGTTGGTACTGCTACTTCTTCCTCTTCTGGTGCTGTAGGCGTAGCAGGATTAACTTCTGTTTTTGATATTGACACATTTGGAGCATTATCGGCACTTGCAGTAGAATCAGATGGTATAGTATCATTACTGGAATCTTGTGCTAAGTCATGTTTATACTTTGCGAGTTTGGCCAATTGTTCAGCTTCTTTCTTTTTTGCATCCTTTTCTTTATAATAGGTTTCCATATCTAAAATCTGTTCTTCAGATTTAACTTTGGACATAGATGCTTGAGCAGAATATTCGGCAGCTTTTGCTTCAGCTTCGGCTTTTCTTGCTTCTGCATCTGCTTTCATCATGTCGATTACTGCAGCGAGTGTTGATTTAACACCTTCCTCATCGGCAACTGGGGCTACATCAGCAGTTTGAGCATCAGCAGCCATCTGATCTCCTTGTGCGTTAACATCCCCAGTACTTTGTTGGTCATTGGTAGCAACAGATTGATCAACTTCTTCATCTTCTGGAATATCAGGCCACTCTACATTAACAATATTAAATTTTGCACGTAAATCATACAATATTTCGGCAATTTCTTTCTTTCCACCGAATTCATCTAACGCAGCAGCAAGCGCTGCCTCGAAATCATTTGCTTGGTCTTTACCAATATATACTTTCACAAGCCTTGTATCACCTGTGTCTTTGTCAATCTCCTCTAACGCAAAAGCAACTGAATCTTTCGCAACTTTGTTATTCTTTTCGGCGCTTGTTAATTTTGCCAACGCTGTTTGTGGATCAAAATCATCAGCATTTGCATCGGCTTCTTTAAGAAGGTCTTTAAGTAAACTCATAGTGTTAATCCTTTGTTTTATCAAACATTTGTTTAAATGTTAATTTTTGAGAATTTCTTACTTTATTAATCTTTTTCTTTTTTATTTTGCGAGTAATAGGTTGACCAAATAGTGGCATCCTTGCACCAGCTATACTATTGGCAGATACAGTACCCGCAACAGCCGTTTCAAATAATTCTTTTATATTCATAAAATAGATTTCCCCTTTGTATTATTTATACAATATTATTTAAAGTAATGCAAAAACAAAAAGCCCAACATAAGTTGGGCTAAAGAGGTAAAGAAATAATGTTATTATTTTACTTTAATACGTTCTGTGTTGAAACTTCTCCATTTTGGAGATATTGTCTTACCTTTGGTTAGACTTATAAAGTCTTCAAAAGAATACATATTTTTTCGTTGAGTTTCAACATAGTCCCTGTATTCTGCCATATGTTGACAGATTTCCATTCTTTCATCTTCAGTCAAATCACTAACATCAATTGCTTTTACGTTAGCAGAAGGTACTGTGGATGGAATTATAGTTCTCGAAGATATTTTCTCTTTATGGTCCGTATATTCGATATTATAAATCTCACTTTCCCTCATGATTAGACCACTTCGCCAGTTACTGCTACTTCTTCAGCAGGCTTGTTACGAAAATCACGTACTTGACCAACCAATTGAGTTTCAGCATGGTCTACAGCACGTTGCATTGCAACATGTTCAAGTGCTGCTTCTTCACGCTTATTACGAAGAAGAATAACTTGAGCAAAAAGCTTTTGCATATCAACTGGAAGTTCATCAACAAAACTAGAAACACCATCAACCGTAAAACTTGCGCGTTGTTCATTAGTCATTTTAAATCTCCTTATGTTTATGTTTAAAATTTATGTTTATTCAACTTGGTAATCTTACTATATATATAAAACAATGTCAAGCAAAAATCTTAATTAATTATCATAATCATCAGTCAACAAACCCATTACATCTTCAGTATAATTATCATTTTTGGATATATTGCTAGTTTTGGGAATCTCCATAGATTCATTGAATGATTTTGGTTTAAATTTGGACTCAGCCTCTTCTTTGGTTGGGTTATTTAGACGCATGTTACCTATATCATATTTTAGATATATTTTTTTGCCTTCATCAATCCCCGCTCGTAATTTTAATATTTCCATTATGAAGTCGCCAGTTTTTTTGTTCAAATTCACAGCCACGACCGCATCCGCTGTATATATCTTGGTTAACCCACCAGCAATATGTTGTTGCCCAATTTCTTTTTTATCATCCTTATCTAAAGCGGCCCTATTGAGCTGTGATGCTGTTAATATTAAACAATTAAATTCAACCCCCAAAGAACGCAATTCTTCGGTTGTATATTTGTCTTTCTGTGAAACATTTTCTGTATTAATCGGTTTATCAGGACTCAAAATATCTAAATAATCTACCACTAATACATCAGGTATTTTCTTGAAATGTAATTCAAATTCTTTTAAATACCCACGTAGTTCGCTTATCTTAGTGCCTGCTTTCATGTATTTGATTTGAATATTGCCGCCTTTATTATTTTTTGCCTGATCCATTTTTTCTATAACAGTTCCAGTCATCAGCTCTTGTTGTGTGGTAGTCAACCCGGTAATCATCGATACCATTCGTTCATCGATATCATCATCATATAATTCTAAAGAAAGATAAAGTACTGACTTTCCTTTTATATAATAATTATACGCAAAGTTTTGGAGGGTTAATGACTTACCACCACCAGAACCTCCGCAAAAAATAATAATCGAACGTCTTTTTGGGCCATTTACTGCTTTGTCAAACTCAATATATCCAGAAGGTATTTTCATATCCGTATTTTTTCTTTTCTTCAATCTTTCTGCTATATCATCGCCGAATACATCAATACCCAATTCTTTATTTAACGACATGGTTAGTACCTCTCTAAACATCTCTGGTAATTTAGAGAACTCATCATCAGATTTTTTGCTGATGATATCTACGGCATCTTGAATAGCGTGCTCCATGGCTTTTTGTTTGCAGAAATTTAGCATTGAATCAAAACAATAATCTTTTGTATCTTTCGGTAATTCGTGAGTTGTAAATTTGATTCCACATTCGGCAAGCATAATATTAGGTTGTGGTAAACCACTAAATTTTTTGTAATATTCTTTTATGAATTCTACAGGTTTTTGTAATTCTGGTAGAAAATATGTTTCTTTTATTAATGGCGAACATATCGTGAATACTTCATCAGATGATATTAAGTATTCAACTAATAACTTTTCTTTTTCGTAATTTTGATGCATAAAACCCCTATATTTTTATCTTTTCAAAAAGCAGAAAAGATAGATTATATATGATTTGGAGAAAAAAATTATATTGTTTTTATTAGAGGATACACCGTTTTTATTTTTGAATCCCCGATAAACATTTCTCCATCATGGAACGAAGAATACATCAAAGATGATGTTTGGTCAAGTGTATTCATATCGAAGACTTTATTCTTAACGATATCAAATTTTGAAAAAGGCGAACCCGTAAACAATACGATTGACGATGATGGGTTAAAAGAATTACCCATATAGGTGTCAAAATAGAATGATGATCCCGCATCGGCAGTAATAGGAGCCACTACATTAATAGTGTATATGGTATATTGTTTGCCTTTGTATAGTATTTTAGTAAAGTCTCCCCATGATAAAATAGTGGAGTTTGGTTCTACTATTTGATCAATATACCCCAATGCATTAGATTTTGAATCTAACCAATGCACACGCACATATGCTTGTGGTGTCAACAGGTCAACCAAACTTGCAAAAATTAATACATTGGATACTGACGCTTGAATAAATACTTCTTCTTCTTTCACTGCAACTGAATTTTTGGATATTGGTTCTACAACATTTGTTGATCTTGCAATACATTGACATATGCCATCATATGCCTGGGTAAAAACTAACTTTGTTGTATTTTTATCAATAGTTATTATTTGTGTTGGTGTTATTTCTACTAACACCAACCCATCATATACATGAACTTGAATTGATGGTTCTGTAGCTAAGAAGTGTTTTACTGTCCATTCTTTTCTTTTTACTGTTTGATTGTGGGTGTATAATAATTTACGTTGAACCCAGTTATTCAATCCTTCGACTTCTGGTGGGATACTCCCCGTAATAAAATTTGATAGGATTTCTTGTTGTTTAAGTTTACCTTTACAACCATCCGTTATATTACAACGTCCAAACGTTTCCATCCCGGAAACGTTTCGCACGATATCTATAACACGTAGACATTTATCACATTTATACTTTACAACGGCCATATTTATCCTTTGGCTAAAACGATCCCTGATGTCTGTTGAAGATATTGGTCTTCAAATTCTTTCGCTGGTTCAATTGGATGGGTTACCGACATAACATGTCGTCCAATTGTAACATTACATTTTTGGTTACCAACAATCCATGGAATCAACATCAACCCCATTTCTCCACCGCCTTTAGGCACAATCTGAATAAGCATAGGTTTTGAAACCGTAAATCCTTCTTCCTTTGCATCTTCCAACGTTGCGATAACTTCTTCACCACTAAACAATTTAAAAATTTTAATATCCATTCTGCTATACTCCTATATTTATAAGTTTGTTAATTTATTTCAGAAGAGGAATTTTAACACGAGTTCCTGGCTTAAACACTTGATTTCCATTAAGTTCATAGAACTGTTTGGATAACTCTTCGACAACAACAGGATCGGAGACATAATTATTATACTTTCGAATAACGGCTTTGACCGTTTCTTGAGGCATGAACATATGATAAATTATTTTTTCTTCCATTCAGGAAGATTATCATAATTTTAAAGAAGTGTCAACACCTTATCATAAGAGCCGAATGATGATGATCTGATAGCATAATAATAAGGAATGTTGAAGAATAAAATTTCAGCTCCAGAGTTGATACCTTCTATTAAGTTATTGTTTTTATATGTAAATTTTAATAATTCTATCAAGGTTTCCGCAACCATATTCTTATCACCCAATAGTGTTGATAATTTATTTAAAACATCGTTATGTTCAGTTAATGATTCTACTTCTGAATTATACAAATATTGGTAACCATTTATGGGGAATATGAAAAATGGTTCTTTTTCATTATTGGCGGGTATGAATGACATTTCTCCATTAGAGAATACTGCACTTTCCCTTATCATTGAGTGGGCTTCATGAAAAGCATTATTGAATATTTTAGATAAATCGTCCTGTTTCTTTTTTATCCTAACCTTAACTTTATGAAAATCACCATAAGTAGATGGTAAATTTTTCAAAAGAGGAAAGCTTTCTGATTCTCCAATAAATTGAGAGCATTCAGAATTTATAATGTTAACCATATAATCCAAGCTTGGATCATGATTTTTGTTAAAAATTTCATCTATGTTCATATATTGATAGTATTTATATAAATATTAGATAAATGTACCAAGGAGAATGTTGAAATGAAGACATACGGATTTGAAATAGCTGAAGGTGGGAGCATAAAGAACATAACAGTTCCTACAGGAACTTCATTCCCTGGTACTCCAAATGATGGTGAAATGTATTATAGAACAGATGGTGGGAACGAAGGTTTATATGTATATTCTCAAGTTTTGGTATCGTGGAGTAAGATTTATCATACCGGAAATTCATCTAATATTGAATTTTGGGTTCAGAATGTTACTGATTTATATTATACTTTAGGAAATGTCGGCATAGGAAATAGTGCGCCTAGTGTTAAATTGGATGTTACTGGGGCTGTCAAAATAAGTTCAACATTAGTAATGGGAACAGCTACAGGTGGAGCACAAGGTTCAGGAACAATCAATGCACAAAATTTGTATGTCAATGCGACTCCAGTTTTAACAGGAAACCAAAGCATTACGATAAGTGGTGATGTTTCTGGAACTGGGACAACTGCGATTACGGCTACCTTGGCTACTGTAAATTCAACTATTGGTAGTTTTGGAACTGCAACACAAGTTGGACAATTTACTGTTAATGGAAAAGGATTGATAACGTCAGCATCAAATACTGCTATTCAAATCGCTGAATCACAAGTAACAAATTTAGTAACGGATTTAGCTGGTAAACAACCACTAGACACAGACTTAACTAACATCGCAGCGTTAACCGGTGTTAGTGGTTTTCTCAAAACAAATGGTGCATCAACATGGAGTGTTGATACTGCGACTTATCTAACAGGAAATCAGACTATAACAATTTCTGGTGATGTTTCTGGAACTGGGACGACTGCGATTACGGCTACCTTGCCTAATATCGCAACAGCAGGAACATATAATAGTGTTACTATCAATACTAAAGGACAGGTAACATCAGGTTCTAACCCAACTACATTATCAGGATATGGAATCACGGATGCATACACAATAACACAAACGGATACTAATTTCCTATCAAAGACAAACTCAGGTTCACAAAATTTTGCTGGTGATTTAGTCCTAACAGCAACTAAAAAAATTACTTCGCCAACAACTCCAACTTTAAATAACGATGTTGCTAACAAAGCTTATGTTGATGCATTAGTTAGTTCTGGAGTTACTTGGAAGTTGCCTATTGTTGACCCTGACTTAGTTGGGGTAGTTTCAGCAATTCCAACACCAACAAACGATACTGTTTATATCAAACAAGGTGGAACACAAAATGAAACTTGGGGTTCTGTCACAAACGTTGTTAATGGAGACGTTTTGGGGTATACCACATTGGGTGGATGGGTTAGAATTAAAGTTTTGGCAGCAGGGGATAGATTCTTGTTAGCTGCTGAACATGGTACTGTTGGTGCTTCATTGACAGGTTTGACAATATCAGGCCATGCACTAGTCCAATACGATTTAATTCAATATGTTTCAGGTGATCCTTCAACATCAGGTGCATGGTCACAGCCCGATGGCTATGCCGGTGGTTCACCAACAATGCAAAATGGCGCAACAGTTTTGGTTGATCGTGCATTATCACAACATTATGGTCACACTTATCTTTATAATAACGTGTCAAATATATGGGTTGAAATTGCAGGTCCAGGTTCAATAGGTGCAGGAACGGGTTTAAG